GATAGCCCGGATGTGACGAGTTCAACTGTGTCTTCCAAGAGGAACTTTACAGTCTCAAGTATCTCATCTTCTCGAACTACAATTGCCATCTCTTGAGGGTCGATGTATCGAGCCCAATAAGAAGACATTGCACCAGCCTTATTATAGATTCTCTTAGCTACGCCCCCAGTTGGCCCAGTCGCAAGGTCAAATAGCGGCTGTTCATCCTCGAAGAAATCGAGCATGGTCTGTCCGAGCCCGTTTCCTAGTGCGAGACGGTCAGAGATGGTTGCATCTACATTCAGGTATGAGTAGAACATGCCGTCTATGGCACCACCGTTAACCCAGCGAACTAGGTCCGGCCTTTCATTCAGCTCAGTCTGTGTGATACCCATCATATCAGCTATGCCTTTGGCGATAGCCGCTCCTGCGGGGATACCTGCTGCTCCGTAAAGACCCATCTGGGTGATGAGCATCTTGAGTCGGTTACCAATTCCTGCAACCCCACCTGCGAGGCTGCCATTGATACCGAGCATAGCCTCTACAGTCTTCGAGATAATCTGAAGGAACTGTGTGGGTACGCTTAGGGGGCCTCTCTGCCACCAAGCTCGGTTACCCCGGCCTAATGCTAGTGTAAAATCACTCACCATTGAGAGTACTTTACGTTGGAGATTTTCGTTCTTGGCTATCTTCTCGATTCCACCGAGCTTATCGATAGCGGTCATGAAGGCGATACGTCGGTTAAACAACTCCCCCTCTCTGAAGAACATAAGACTCCCGTTGAGAGCCTTTCTGACACCAGAGGCTGTTACTGCGAACCCCGCCGCTGCTGCTTGGTAGTCAGCATTGGTGAGCGTTGACTCGAACAAGCCCGTCTTCTTCCACAACTCACGGTATTTAGCCAGAGTTGCAGGCTTCCAACCAAACGACCGAGCCGCTGTGTTGAATGCCTTGGAACCAGGCTCCATGTTCTCCACCAAACGGAGAGCGTTCTGCCTGAACAGGAAGTTTGCTAGCTTGTCAGGACGCAGGAGGTTCTGTGACAGAGCCACAGCCGAGCCTGACGCCTGCACTATCAACTGAATGGGGTTGAATGCACCCAACAGTGAGTGGAAGGTAGCAATTTTGAGCTGAGTAAAGGGATCTTTGTGCTTGAGATTATGCACAAACTCCGTCGCTCTGCTTCTACCGAACTTACCAACGATACCCTCGTACGATTTCTGCACGAGATCATCCCACCACCTCTCAGATTTGTCTAGATAGCCTGACCAGATGTTGATCTGATCACGCCAGGTGCGGAGCGCACCGTTCTCTAAGGCAGATCCGGGGTTGTCATAGGTAATATTCTTATTGAACAGCATCTTGCGCGCAGTGTTCTCCCACCTGCGACGCATTCCCATCCGCCACTCGTTCCTGGTCACGAAGTTCTTCGTATTCTCCAGGTAAAGGGACAGGGATTCGAAAGCTCCTAGTCTGACATTCTCTAGTTCGTCGGCTGGCAGGCCAAAAGGTACCGGCTTCTCTGCTCTTGGACCATAGATCAGTCCGCGTGAAGCTCCGATTCCGCTATCTCCTGCTCTAAACGCCTCTAATGCTTTATCTTCAAGGACTTCGATCTTAGCTGAGCGTAGGAGGTCAGTATTGCCCGCCGTTACTTCCGCTTGGAAGGTTTTAGCGAAGGCATCTGCCTCTTTCTTATTATCAAACGCCCGCACTACCTTCCGAGTAACGCCTTTAGCGCCATTGATCGTACTAGTAGTAAAGGCTTGTGCAAACCAAGCAGCTTTGGGGTTAAGACGAGGGACATACCCCACCTTAAGGTCCAGAACTGTGGTAGGCAATGCTTTAATAGAGTCTACATCTGTAATTACAAGGCTCCAACGGCCCTTGTTCAGGATCGTTGAATCTTCTAATTGAATTAGGCGCTTGCCATTAGCATATAAATCTTCCAGGTCTATGTCTCGAATATTAATAGGAGTGTTGTTAACCAGATCATATACTTGATTAGCAGTAGGTTGGTTATTTAGGATACGCTGAGCAGAAGACACTTCTTCAGCAACTGATCCAAAGTTGAGGGGCTTGCCCCCATGGAACACAGTCTTGACATTCCTAGCTACAAACTCTCGTACCTTGGCATTGTTCCTAAGCTGTCCTATACCATCAAATAGATTACGTACATTATAATAAGTAACAATTTGATCGTCGTCCAGCCTAATCCCATTAACACCAGAGCGTAACTCAGAAGGCGTAAATACAATACCTTTCCCTGACCCGCCGGGGTTGTCTCCATAAAGGAGTACATCTGAAACCTGCCTAACTCTATCCTTCCGTCCTGGTCTAAGCTTAGCGATAGGCTTGACAGCCTCTACCATCAGCTTAGCAAGTTGATTCTGTGCTGCGGCTTCAATGAAGTCTAACCGTAGTGCAGTCTCTACCTCCGGAGCCAGGTCTGTGCCAAAGGCACGAGCTTTCTGAGACCCGAGGAAGTTAGCCAAAGCACCGGGTTCAGCTATATTCTCATAGTGCCCGATGTCGTTGAGGTCAAACGTCCGTTCGAACGTACCTATCTCTTCTACGCCTTCCGAATCGCGGACGACGAAGTTAAATTTTACTCCCCTAGTACTTACCAGTCGCTCTACATCTTGAACTTCGCTGATCCCCTCGTCGAATTGACGAAGGTCGAAACTCTCGGGGACCTTTTCTAATTCAAACAGGGGCTTATCGTCTATGGTCTTACGTTGGAACCCGCCGCCGATACCACCTGGGGTGTCCTCGAAGTTCGGGTTACGCTTAATCTTGAAGCCTTGGCGTTCAAGAGATTCCCACACACGGATAGCGGATTCGGAGACAGAGTTATCACTGACAACTCGATTACCGAGCCTTACTTGTTTGGCAATGAATCGCTTGTATAGCTGTATCCCCAGCCCTTGCCCTTGGAGTTCAGGTGCTAGGCTGACGTTGAAAATCGTAGCTACTCCTTTCTTGACATCTGCCTCGATAGCACCGAGGTTCGTCTTACTGCCTGGACGACGGACTACAAGTCCGACTCCATCAGCATCATCAACAGGAATAAACTTGAGAGCCCCGACTTTGACATCAGTGACCTGTACGATCTTAGGTCCGTTTCGTATCCCCTCAACGTGGTTAACGAAGAGGTTATCAATTCGATTGATGGCCGCTGGCCGGTCAATGTCACTTAGGATACCTTCAGCGATGAAGGAAGTCCGTGCATCAATAGCCGTGAGCGCTTGATTCAGTTGCTCAGTAAAGTTAATGAGGTCATTCTGTGCCGCACCGGACAGAGTATTATCTGCCGCTGCATCTAGAAAGGTACCACCCTGTAGTCCTTCTTCACTAGTCTTAAAAGGCAAAGAGCTATTCAGTGCTGTGAGTCTATCGATACCAACAGCGTCAGCAACTTCACCGGTCTTATCTGCAAGAACGGTTGTGCTTACCCTTGCCCCTATCTTGGGGTTCCCTACTTTGCTAGCTATCTTAGGAAAGTTGAATGCAACCCTGGCTTTATTCGCTATCTGCAAGAGACCAGCGAACATAGCAGCAGCATCGATGATGGCCAGAGGGCCAAACTCGAAGGCTACATCTTCTTCTGCCGAGGGGTCGAGCATAGCACCGAGGATAGCAGCCGCCCTGAACTTGGGCACCTGATCCAACAGGTCCTCTTTGATAATCGGGAACTGTATCAGCTTCTGCTTCGGGGTCAACGCTCGGAAGTTACCGATGATACTACGGATGGCATCTTCAGTCTCAAAGACATTGAACTCACCCGTAACTTGAACGATATCAGTAAGGAACTTGAAGGGGATTAGTTCGAGTGCAATGTCACCAGCCAGCTCAGCGCCGGTCATGCTACTCACGATCTCCTCTATCTGGTCAGCGAGCATTGCTCGGACTGCCAGTTCCTCTATGTCTTGCTCAGACAGCTTGGTAGGATCACCAATTTGCTGCATGAGTACCTTATACGGAGCTTCAGGGGCAGAAGCCTCTTCAGCTATCTCGTTCTCTCTCTCCTTAAAGGCTTGTATAGCACTGTTAGCCTGCTCAGGTGCGCTTATGAGGAGCCCTTGGAGGGCCTCGATGTTACTGTTAGTAACTCTCTGATACGCATTAGCAGTAGCCTCAGCGCGTAGCTCAAAGCCTGTAGTCTCAGGACCAGCAATCAATCCCTTGTACGCATTAACAAAGTCTTCACTATTGTCATCGCCAGCAATGATTGAAGCTGCTTCCATTCTCCGACGATTAAACGTCTCCGGAGTTTCAGAAGGTACTGGATTTTGAAAGTCTAAGATAGGTTGATCGTTCTCATCCCGATCAAAGATTGGACTATCTACTACAGTACTAACCATTATCGGCTCCTATCCAGATCGGTACTTCTAGAACCAAGGTTTTCAATAGCACCTGAAACTGTCATACCAAATGCACCAGGTAAACCAGCCACTGCTTGACCTAAACCAGCAGCACCTTGTGCTCTGTTAGCTCGTTGCAGTCGTTGATTGATAGCAGAACTGAACGCTTGAGTCTGTCTAGCAAAGCCGACGTTAGCCGCTATCTGAGTATCAGCAGCACCAACACCACCTTGTATACCAGACGAACTGAATCCACCAGTCTGTGCTTGACCGGATGCGATTAGTTGAGCCCTATCTTGTCTAGCTGCTGCAATCGCCTGGCGAACTGCCCTTTGATTTTCAATGGCAGCTTGTCGTTGGGCTAGCTTCTGTGCCTCTTCCTGGTCTTTAGCAGACCTACGCTGTGCTGCCACACTTGCTACAGTACCACCTACGGTGGCTGCTAGTGTGAGAGCTGCAATAGCGGGAGGTCCCATATTAATTTCCTAAGTGTTTGCTGCAAACGATAGCAGTCTTTTCATAACCCAAATGTTCTAGCATACTAGAGAAGTCTTTCTTAACATGCATCCCTATGCTGATTATATCTGCACCGTGTCTAGCGTATAGCTCCTCTTCACTCCACTGGATAAACTCCATAGAGTCTGGTCCTCGGTAGTCAGGGGCTAAGTAGACCATATCAGATACAGCCACAATATACCCACTATGATAACTGTGAGAGCCAATCCACCAAGTCGTATAGCCAACGAGCGATTGTTCTTCGTCTCGGGCTGTGAGGATGATATACTTTCCTGCTCGACTTCCTTCTTCATAAAGATCCCAGGCTGGTTCGAGAGGGAGGTCAAAAACTCCTGCCTCTTCGTAGTGTGTTTCAAGATATTCTTTAATCTCTTCAACTGCATCCCAGTACTCTTCCTGAAAGGTTAACATTAGACCTTTGCACCGGCCCTAATGTTGATAGCGAATCCTAGCAACTGGAAGTCCTTACCGGTCTCAGACTCGTAACGCAGCGAGAAGGCGGTTCCCTTCCCCCTAGCTCTTAGCTTAGTCTTAACTAGTTCGAACCCGTAGTCAAAGGGATCGTTCTCATCTTCTGGTATGTAGTTTCTGTTTAGCCTATAAGCTTCTTGCTTGGCTGTCCATCTGCCCACATCTAATTCAGTCCACTCCCACCGCATCTGTGCTGTCACACCAGACGGGTTATCGAATACTATATCTCCTAGAACGTCAAGAGAGTATCCTGTCTCTGTCAGATTAAAGAAGTGAGTGATGTGCGTGATATGTTTATCTCGTACGAGGTCACCAAAGTTCTGCCACCCCACCTGGATGAGACTTAGATAGTCAGCACCGGTATTGGTAACATCATTAATGAACTGATCCCAGGTAATCCAGTCCGTAAAGGTACGGGACTTGAACTCTGAGAAGGTGTACTCATACTTGCTGTCTTCGTTTATAACAAACGTAAGCAGCTTCAGCTTAGCATTCGTGAACACAGGGAACGCTATATCTTCTACAACATTATCTCCTCCCTGCTCTACCGGATTACTGATACTATCAACCACATCGTAGGTTATGATGTCTTCGCTGCCAGGACTCTTCTGAGTCATACCAGCTATGAAGGGAGTATTAGTATCAAGGTCGCTAATCGTGTAGGGATAGAATGCTTGCAGGGTAAGATCTAGTACCAAGACCCGGTTGTAATTAAACCGGAAACTGATACCATCATACCCGCCCGTATCATTATAGAACCAATAGATCTTCTTATCGTAAGAGTCATACCAAGAGCGTACATACGCCTTGGCAGCTTCCGGGATAGGATCATAGAACTCTTGGATCTTGTCTCGGGTAATCCTTACAACAGAGACCTCTGTATTAATCTGGCTTCCTTGCACTCCATAGATGCCACCCTCATTCCAGTAGTACAGTATGCCATCGGCCACTGCTATGCTGTCACGAGAGGTAGTGCCTACGTCAGTAACCTTACGAACGGTAAAGTCTACGGCTGTAAAGTTACCACCATTAGTACCAGAGATAGCCCACACACCATTACTTGCTACAATCACAAGGTCCTGGCCAACCGGAGTCATCTTGTATACGCGGCCCATGTCAGCGATGTGTATCACACCACCGTCAGTTGCCAGCAGAACATTCAGATCTTCGGCTGTGGGATCAAACTCTTGATAACACTTACCAGCAAATTTAATGTCGGTCAGACTTTGACTAAAGAATACATCTCCTGCTAGGTTAACATCTGCTACGCCAGCGTACCAAATCCTACCTGCATAAAATGCAGTCACTGAAGGTCGAGTTGTCGTAACAACCTTGTCTAGTCCTGCGATACCAGAAACAGCAGTCCTGTCCTGGTCAAAGGCATCCATTAAGAAGTGTCCTTTGGGTGCGGGTGTATTACCGAGAATTACGTCGTCCAAATGGAAAGGACTGTAAGAGCCAATTACTTCCTCTTTCCCTGTCTTGGCTGATGGTGCTTTTGCTGCGTAAATAATATCTGCATTAGATGGATAGACTCCGAGAGTTGTCGTTGTCTCGCCCGGAACGCCGGGGATAACTAGTCTCCCAATCCTCAGATCCTGAGTGATACTCTTGGTAGCCTCGATTGGATCTATACCTTGCGAAACTCCGTCTGCTCCACCTCGGGATAAATTTACAGTAGCAGTTACTGGCCATCCCTGGTTTCTTAAGTTATACTTATGTTTATTACTGAGGTCGAGTGGACGAGTTTGTACATCAAGTCCGTCATCGACTCCATCGAAATCTCTAATCTGAATTTCAATACCCGTAGCTGAAAATGTAGTCGTGTCTTCATCATACTCGATGATAACAGTCTGCATGTTTGGGTTGGTGAAGATCATAATCCCCTCACCAAACGAAGAGTCCATCAAGGAATCTCCGGGTACTCCATTCCCCTTGGCGAAAGACTCAAGACTGATCTGTCCGATCACGGAGCCTGACACAGGGTCAATACCGAGATCGTGAAAGATAATATCCGAGCCTACTTGTACAGCTAAGAAGTTAAGGTCACCTCTGCCGTTTACTGACAGCCACTCATGGGTAGACATCCCCGCTGTATCAATAGAACCAGGCTCAAAGTCTTGGTTACTAAGTGAATAAGCATCTTCAAAGTCAGCACCGAGGCGACGCTTAGCGTCTCCGGTACGGAAGATATCTACATTATCAAGGTCGGTAGCAGCGTTGTCAGGAAAGCTAAGCTTGGGCGCATCTGTATTAAGACCACCCGTAAGGTTGACAAAGTTCTTAGTCTGTTCAGCTACAGCCATTTACTTGTTCCGATTATTTAGCCAGATAAAGTTTGATGGCATCTTTGGCCATCGTCTCGTTGGTAAACTTACCCTTTAGATCTTCAGGGAGTTGACCGCCTGGCGAGAATTCAATATGCCAAAGCGTACCCATCTCATCGTGTACTGCCTTGACTTCCTTACCACCTTCAGTGTAGAACTTAGCAGTTACACTAGGGTGCATAGGTTTGTTGTGCGGATTGACAGGTCGCCCTTCCCAATCCGTCTTGATTTCAGTTTCCCGGTTAAGAGTGGGTGCTTCCGCAGCCGCGTCTTTCCCCAGAATCTGTTCTAACTGAGCCTGCTCCTCTTCAGGAGACATCGTGTAAGTATCATTAACTAGTTCTTGATCTCCAGAGATTGGGGTCTCCGGTTGTTCCACGACTTCCAGTAGCAGGTCGTCCGAATTTAACTTTTCCGTCACTTTGATTTGTCCTCGAAGCATCCCTCCGCAGTACGGCCAACCCTCGACGAGCGCGTTGCTCATCCTTAGGGGAGACCTCTTGACGGAGATAAACAAAAGCTGTGGCTTTTACTTCCGCTAGCCACAACTGAAAGAAATTAGCAGTAGCATCAGGTGTGAAGCTATCTGCAATCTGAAATGTTGGCAGGATCTTGGCAAGTACCTGCGAATTGTTCCCCTCTAAGGTACTCTCAAAGTCTTGATCGTACGAATCAAATACTACAAATTCATCATCGAAAGAAGTCCATGTCGCTGCCGGAGCATCGTTGATAATCAACAATGTTACTCCCTGCTTAGACACGATTGTATCGATGTTACTTGATATTGAATTCCTACCTTGTACCTTTCTTAGGAAATCTTGTGGCATTAGCCACGTTAACTCTTTAATATCTATTGAGGCAGTGGGGTCAGTTACCAGGTCGGTCCAATCGTACCGTATCTGGGTGATCCTCACCACGTCATCTGGAATTCTTAGATAGTTTGGAAAGAGTACATCAGCTAGTGAGTCTAGCTGAGTAAGCTTATTTAGAAACGGCCAATCCTTTTGGTTAAGCAGTTCGTAGTAAGCATCTTCAGCCAGCGCAGCAATCTGCTGAGCCTCTACAGAATCAGAAATAGAACTAACCGCATCTGACCCAAGGGCCTCTAATGTTCTCTGAACTACCTGAAGGAGTGTTAGTTTCCCGCTAGCCATTACGCTCTCCGAATAGTAACTAAGAATCGAGTGTCGACTGTAGCATCAGTGTTGCCAACTGTAGTACCTACAACTTCGATGTTAGCACCTGGGTTGAAAGTATTAGCTCCGGTAGCAGTGGCAGACTCTTGGTCTCCTGCTAAGCCAGAGATGGCAAACGTGATAGGGGTACTAGTTACTTGTACACCGTCAACCCTAAGTTCATAGGTATTGGCAGCAGTAACCAGTGGCTGTGTTACAACAGCAATCCATCTGAGGATGGTCCCACTAAAGTCCATAGGGAGGTAGTGAGTCTGTACGGAGGTGGAAGTAAGTTCCATCACCATCAGTATCTCATCTACTTCATCGATATCCGACTGTTTAAGATTCCGATACTCTGAAGTACCAGCAACAGACGGCGAGTTCGTAATGACCTGACCGCTTTGACCGGTACCATTAATTGAGATATGTCTAGGCTCATGAACCTCTGCATGAGGGAATGAGCTGTGTTGTACGGCAGGCATTTATTTATCCTAAGTAGGTGGGAAGGACCGAAGCCCCTCCCACCATGCTAATTACAGGCTTCCGATGATTCCGGTGATAACAGCCGGGGCATCTTCGGCAGGCAGGGGTTCGCGGTACTCAATGAGTACAGCCATCTTGCCAGCAGTCGGGGCAGTACCAGTTACGGTAATACTCAGAACACTGTCTTGTGCAAGTTCCGTGCCAACCAATGCTCCCGCACCGTCCTCAACATCACCGTCCGTAAGGGCGGCGAGAAGAATCGCGGCATGGAGACCATCAGGGTCAACAGTCGTACCGTCAGTCTCTTTGAGACCAACAACAAGACTCGTCAAGTTCAGAAACGTCTCTTCCACTACAATCTGAGAAGTCAGTACGACAGAGCCGACTGGAATCTCAAAATGCTTCGAAAGGGGATCTACAGCATCAGCAAAATTTGCGATGTTTGTATGATCCACACGAATCTCGGCTTGACTGATACGGCCATACGTATGTACGACGGCATCATATTCGTTAACACTATCCCTGGTCCCATATCCAACTTCGAGGCCGTCAAGGGTTGCGGTATTTCCACGCGCCATTTTATATTACCTCTAGTTTAAGAACGTAGCGTCGTAGCAGAAAGAATCGTAATGAGACTCTCCGGACGCCACAGGTTGAGACCAAAACGAGCGGACAACTGATGGTATTCCGTCTCGATGTCATCGTCTCTCCACGATGCAATACGAGGCGCACGTCGCCACGAGCCGATGTAAGGCTTCGCGTCGTCGTCAGCAACCGTCATGAATTGGTTAGCTTTGTAACCCACTTGGCCTCCACCAGCGCCAGCCGGTGCAGTTCCATCGTAGGTCGTGAGACCGGCTTCAGCGGCAGTAAGCGTATCGAGATAATCCGACACGAAAACGTCCCAGCCGTAGATGTTCCGCAAGAAGCGGATACCATCGCCAGACCCAATACCAGTTTCGATGATTCCTTCCCAACGTGGGTTGTTCGAGATATCAACGATTGTGGCAGTGAGGTTGGTATTGAATTCAAAGCTCGGGTCCACCACGGCGACCATTCCGGTCAGGGGGCCTTTAGCTTTTTGAACCGCATACCTAGCGTAAGCGAAATCTTCCAACGTAACCGTGTCATTCGGTTCGGCAGGCGTTGAAGCGCTGTCGCCCGAGGCCACGATACGGTGGCGAGCAGTGTTGATGATGTTACCATCATTAGCAGTCTGCACTCGCTGTAGCTTGTAAGTCTGCGTTTCAAAGTATTCATCGAAGGCGCGCTTCATCTTGCGCGGCAGGCTAGCGACAGCCGCCGGAGCAAGGAAGTCGTCCTCAAGGAACTTGTCAGTGAAGGGGACTTTCACACCGGGAAATTCGTTAATGTTGAACACAAACTGACCAGTGTCAGGACGCCGCTCTGGGAGCGACACGCCTTCGGACATTTGGTCAATCGGCAATTCACCAAGAGACGAAACTTTCCAGTTGTCTCCATCACCAAAGTTATCGATGAAGCTGACCAAGTTCATTGCGAACAGTTGGTCTTCGAACATCTCCTTGAGTTGATCGTTGAATACCTCGTTGCGTTTGAGGTGATCGGCACCCCATACACTATCCATTGCAGGCATTTTAATAACTCACTTTAGTTATGGTTGAATGTCTTATCAGGTACCGGCACCGTAGACATCGCGCCTAAGCTGAGCTTGTGTAGAAGTTTTATTCCACTCGCGTGGGTTCTTCTTACGCATCTCATCGTAGTATGCTTTGTCATGTTTCGTACCGACACCAAGATCGACAATTGATGTTTGTTGAGTAGCTTGCGAAGCTACTGTAGTCTGAGGACTAGCTTGTTCCATTTCAAAAATCTTATAGAATGCTTTGGGAGACTTTCTAGCTAACTCTGTGGCTTCACTCACGGCCATTCCGAGTTCAGCACACTTAGCCTGAATGGCTACGTCTGCGTCTTCGAACTTCCCGAATGATTCCGTCAAGTTAGTTACAACTCCGTCCCAATTATCCTGGTAAACTTTCTCTTGTGCTTTCCGTTGCAGCCTGTCCTCTACCTTAGCTGCAAGCTCATCCGGATCAATAACTTCGGTGTTACCACCTTCCTTATCTTTATCCAGATGTTTTAGTACATCGTCCAAAGCCGTGGCACTTGCGAGATTCGTCTCTAGCTCAGCTACTTTCGTCCTAAGCTGTTCGTTCTCGCCTTCCAGTTGCGGGATATGCGTTTGGGCATTCTCATCGCGTTTCTGTAGTGCGTTCAACTCTTCCGGTGTAATTACTTCTTTGTTTCCATCCGCCTGGTCAGCGGGCTTGGCATCGAAGCTTTCCTTACTGGTACCGGGATCACCGGTACTTCCAAATTCATCATTGCTCATGTTAAGTCCTGGTCAACTGTTGCATGACTTGCATCGCGTTCCTAAAGCCAGCACACCAAGCGATGTATTCACTGTGTGCAGGTACTTGGAACTGTGCGGGATCATTCATCAGATCCAGCTTGTGTTCCATCCCCACTTCCGCAAGCTCATTCAGTCTTTTTAATACTCGCTTACTTCGTAGGTAAGCTCCCTCAAATTTCTTCCTCTCGTCATCGTTCATGCCTTTCACAAGACGATGATCTACTACAGACTTCGGTTGTTTAACCGATCCCTGTTCCTCCGGCATCTGCCGGTATCTGTTGTCCAATATCCTCTCCTCCTAAGAGCGGTTGAGTCTGAGACTCTTCAAGTGCCTGGTCTTCTGCAACCTGCGTTCTCCGCTGGGCTTCAAGCCTTTCAGAGATACGAACGTAGGGTTGGACCACACCGAGACTTACTCCGCTTAGCTCAAGCAACTCACCCCAGATCTCAGCCAGCTTACGTGAGCTGAAGTGTTGTGCCACTTCAGGGTCTTGTAGCGGGCCTTGCTGTAGTTGTGCTAGCTCTTGTGCGAGCTGAGCTTCGCGTGCAAAGTGTCGGGCACCAACTGGTATAAGTCTACCATTGGCAGTTAGATCAGACTTAGTAATGGTCAAGAACTCGACAGCGCCGAGGTCGTCATCTGTGATCTCAATTATATCCTTAGAGTTCAGATTACGAACGGCTGCCTCTAGTTCTCCATTAACAATTTCTTCCACGAATTCCTGGAAGATAAGTACCTTATGATCGAATGCCTTAGATGCTGCGGTAGCCAACTCCTGAACTTCGAACTTAGTCTTCTCTCCGGGTGACCGTACGCCTAGTGCCTCTCGTGGCGCTAGAGCGAACAGCTCCATCGTACTCTGAAGTTCGTTGATCTGGAGATCAGCGTTAAGGACCGTCGTGTCAGGTCGCAGGTGAACAACATTACCTTGCTCTGGCATGTAGTAGTGCTTCGCACCACCCACCTGCATGATGTCTTCAACATCACCAGCGAATAGAATATCCGGGTCCAGCATCTGGTCAAAGGCATCCGCTCGGGCATTCTCAAGGTGGTCCATGCGATACTGCAATCCCACCAGGTTGTCAAGCGGACCCTGTGCCCACAGGTTACCTGGACGTGACCGCCAGCCGACATGGTAGATCGGTGCGGTACCATCCCAAGTATCAATGGGCTCATCACGTACCGTCTGCCATCTGTCGACAGTAGTGAGTACATGATTCTTAAAGAACTCTCCAGTCTCGGCTATATACATGTCCCCATAAAAGTCTAAGACTTCTACAAGGCCACTATTAAGATACTCCATCGGAGTACCAAAGCCATCGAAAGCAAGTTCATTATCAATAAGGAGATCGCCTTGATCGAACTGCCTGATGGCACTCCGGTTCTGGATAGCGATTTCCAAGATCTCTTTGAAGTGTCCTTGATCGGGATTCTCTTCCGCTATGCGGTGAAGCTCGGCGATTGAAAAGAGACTCCGTACAATCTTAGGTGTCTTCTTAAACGTAGTGCCCATAGGTAAGAATGCGATTCGTCTTGGATCAAGACGATTAACCTTAGGTCCTACATAAGCTGTAGTAGATTGACCCACTCTCGGATCTAAGACTAACTCATTAACATAGTCTACGCTTGCGAAAGCGTTACCGAATAATACCCAGTCAGCTTCGAGAACACGCATGGTATCACGAAACCCTGAAGCTCGAAGACTGTGCTTCGTCTTCATGTAAGACTCTACGATCCTGCGCTTCTCGTTAGTGACCGCCTCTTGGTCACCACCTTTAAACTTCAGCCAGTCAGCATTAGGAAACAACCTACGATCATAGTTGATAGTAAGAGTATCATAGAGGTTGCCCATCTTGGGCCTGTGGGTAGTGTTACTCCAATTAGTAACCGTTTCATTAGTGGTGTCTCGGGTGGACGTAGCGAATACATATCGGTACACCTCATCCCACAACGTCGCAGCACTGTGCCGGGCCGAAGACCACTGCATCCAGTTAGCTGAAATCTGTTGAGCGCGGGTGTCCTGGGGGCCACCAAAGGCGACACTCAGATCTATACCGTTACCTTGGCTCATGCTACTCTGCTCCTACGCCCGCCAAAGCGGGTATCATAAACTACGTTACTTTCAGTTTGAGGTTGTTGTTGCATTCTCTTACCGGGTGGTTTGCTAATTTCAATAGCAGCAATTAGTGCGTCAACTAGATCGTCATGTCTGGGTCTATCCAGAATGATTTGATCTTCTAGATCAGGGGTGTATCCCCCCCGATAATGCCAAATGGTTTTGGCTTCGTATCTCCAGTGGAGAGTTGCTGCTTTCCTTTCCGCCTTGGTACCTGCACTCTTGGTAACCGAGCGTCCTTCGACAGCCAGGATATTCCCGTTCTGTCTGATCAGGCGCTCTAGTTCGTTCTTAACAAACTGGCCACCTGCGTTAGTCTCAACTCGGATCTTCTTGAATCCCCACTTGTAATGGAGAGCTATAACTTCATCATAGTAGACAGCGAAGTTACTAGTCTTAAACTGTGAGCTGTCTAGAACATAGATAAAGCCATCGGAGTCTATTCCGATAACTAGAATTGCCGTGTAATCCGACCCAGAAGAGTCCGTCCACGCGACATCCATCGCCGCAAAGGTGTTAAGGTTTTTGTTTCCAATAGATACCCTACCGCTAGAAACAGATACAGAACCACGATCATAATACTGAAAGCTACCCCGATTAATATATTGGAGATCAATCGCATTAGGATCATTATAGTACTGACAAAAATATTGAACATGTTGTCCTTTTGACTCATAGTCTGCTCTGATAATCGCAAGTATCTCTGGATCAAATCCGTATCCTTCTCCAGTCTCTGGTGAGAAGACTCTCGGCCATAGGAAGTTTCCTGTCCCATCACTCTTATCTTCTACCACCTCTTCCATGACATCCCACATCGGTGCGGTGCCATTGAACTCTTGCTTCTCAGCATCCCATACGGAATACCGAGCATCGATCATATCCTGATAGGCATCCGCCGGATTGTATCGCGTGCCCACCGCTTTAATCTCACCACCGGGGTTGAGGATGGAGGTGAACTGCGCAAGGGAGCGATTGACTTCTCCTCTCCCAGTAGCCGTATCAGCAAACTGAGGGATAACCACATCGTCTGGTATAAGCAGATCACAATGAAGTCCGATAGCGTTCGACTTAACAGTCTTGACGATGAGCGTATGATCCCGTATACCCCGCCTCTTTCGATCAGGGTGGTCAACATTGAATGAGAACGCAGACCATTGTTCTCTTCGTCCTTCGTCATCGTTTAGCATCTCCGGCCAGTAGCGAGTATATGTCTCGCTCGTAAGCATATTCTTGATTGCGTAAATCTGGTCTTTCGCCAGGTCCTCTCCAGCGGATAGATAACATATCGTTATCCAAGGCTGAAAAGTAATGCGCCAAACGCAATACACAGCAATACAATGAGACTTGAGATGTCCACGGGGTAACAGAAACAGTTGTCTCTTGTTAGCCCTCGGATCAGCCAGTAAGGCAAATACTTTCTCATGTAGGTCTCCGTATTGATAGTGCGGGTTGATCAGCTTTGCAAATGCAAAGAGATGCTTCGCGCATATATCAATTACTTCCTGCTTTGTCGCCATTGATTACTAACTTTAATTTCTTGACATCGTTCTTGATGTCTTTGGCATGTTGAGCAGCCTCTTCGGCTGCCGCCTTAATTTCAGCTTTACTAGGACGGCCTCGTTTGCTAGCGGTTCCCTTCCCTTCGTATATTAACTTTTGTGCTTGCACGTTTCCACTCTCAGCAGCTTCCTTGAGCTGCATGTATGCGTTAGCTTGATCCCTAAGTTCCTTCTCCGTTCTCCAGTCTTCTAGTCCCGTCCAACTAAATGCGTCTTCAGGACCTTTCATGAAAGCTGGGCAAGCAAGTAATCTTTGCCAGTGTGCCCACGATCCGACCAGCTTCATCGCTGCATTATACTCACTCTCGGAGTACATATAGATCTGGTATGCACTGGGTAGCCCCTTATGTGGAGCTTCCCTCATCGTATATAACGGAGGGTACTTCTCGTGGCGTGTAGTATTAAAATCGCAGAATATATTCGTACGATACCTACCACCAACGTCTTTAAGATGAGTACGGTCCTTGTCAGGATTACCGAACCCAAGAAAGTTTATGTGATAATTAGAATCCAGCACAACGGTGTAACTTCGCTACGTTAGCGGCTGACCAGACTAGAGGAAACTCTGTTGGATTAGGTACAGCTATTCCTACGTCGTAAAGTCTGCCTTCCCATTTAAAAGATGCTGAGGTATTTCCACGAGCTGCATATCTTCCTTGTCTACCAAGGGCATTCCAAGTCTTACTATAAAAATCGTCTCTGCTTCCAGTACCACTAAGAGTTTCAGTAGTATTACCCGTATCTTTATTATATAGGACACCATCCAGAGTTATCTGAACTCCGTTGGTATCAGCTCGTTGAACGATAGTAACAAAATGCCAAGTATCATTAGAGGGCGTAGGATCAACATCAAGTCTATATTGACTGGTTGTCGTAAAGTTATTATAACTTAATTTATTAGCACCGCTCACTAGAACTTCACAACTAACACTAGAAGCTGCATTAGACTGTGCTATGATCTGTCGTCCACCACCAGCACCAGCAGCGAATGTATAGAACCATCCCCAAATAACACCTTGTAGTGCGGCAGAGAAAGTATTAACATCTATGGTAATATAATCATTAGTACCATCAAAGGACATAGCACCGAGAGATTGACCTGTTAAGAAGGTCGGGCCTACTTCTCCAAAGCCTGGAGAACCAGTAATAGTATAATCATCATTTGCTACACCGATCGCTCTTAGAGGAGCAGCGGCGTCATCCATAATGAGATTAACAGTTTGCCTTTCGTTTGCGACCTCATCGCCGCCAGTATTCCAATCTTGATGGACATCATCCCACGTTGCCATCTTAGATCTCATAACCCAGTAGGCATTACCAGGAGCTTCCTCAGGGTCTTGAGTTTGTACAACGTCGCTTACACTAGCAGAAGGGCCTCTATGCCCTGTCGTAAAAGAACGATGATCAACTACAGTACTCTGATCAATATCTGTAGTAGTAGAAGTACCAGTGTATAGAATTATGGAATCAGTAGCTGCTACGCCTGGTACGTTGGTTGCTTTCATGGCAGGCACAGTAACAGTAGTTACGTCAAGCCAGATCACAAAGTCTCCAACGGGTACAGTAACAGTACCGGCTGCAACATCGACTAAGCTATTACCTAGATAGGTTTCACCAGCAAAGAACGCAAACGTCAAGCCGGTTGTATTGAGAATATCCTGCTCAAAGTTAGAGTCATACTCTGTAGCTTGTCTTAAATTTCTAACCTTAGTAATCAAGGGTATGCTGCTCTCTTGTCATTAATTACAGTTATCACACCAGACGCCGTAGTAACTTCATACAGTAGGAAGTCACCCGATCCAAGTGCGAGAACACCAGCAGAAATAAATACAAGCTGGTCAACGGTATCATCAGCCAGAGCAATAGTTCCAGCCCCGACCGCGGTAACAAGTACTCCATTGATAATCTCTCCTGCCTTGACTCCAAAGGTCAAGCCGGTAGTTGTAGCCGCGTTAACTAAAAAATTAGAATTGACGTGGCTATCTATCACAGCTCCATAGCTAAGAGGTACAGTTCTACTCATGCGGGTATGCCTGTACTGTCCCAAGCAACAAAACCAACTGGTAGTGTACCTAAGGAAAAAGCTGTAGCACCAAAGTTAAACGTAGCCACTTCAGCTCCATTTGGAGTAAAAGCATTTAGTTTAATTCCAGGTACCCAGTTATAAAAGTTAAGTCCTTTTGTAGCTCCGGCGCCCATTCCAAGTCCGCCGAACCAAGATCCAACAGCATCACTATCAGGATCTACTTCCCAAGTTCCATCAATATTAAGATACCAAGCATTCTCCCAAGTACCTGTATCTACATCTTGACGATCTAAGTCACATGCAAATCCAAGGACAGATCCATTAGCAGGAATGCCTACAGATCCTATACCTGTAACTCCTGCAAAGGCGTTTTGAAAAGCTCTAGTATCAAGTTTGTATGACCAACTATCTTTAACACCAGCTTGTGGACCAGTCATAGCTGGACCTCCGAACCATCCTATATTCCAAGCTGGAGGAGAAGCAAACCAATTAGTTCCACTAAGGGTTACTTCAAAATAAAACTTGCCTCGTGAATGTCCTTTAGTTGCAAATGCTTCAGGAGAATATACAATACTGCTGGTAGTCTTAGGATTAAAAACTGCTAAACGATCTCTACTATCATCCCATAACATCTGTTCGAGATTAGGATCATCTGTATCATTAGATATATTTCGTTTATTCCTATGAGACAAAGGCCACGGGCCGCTCGTCATCCTAGTATAGTTAGTATCTACACTAGTCTGTCTGATAGCCTGAGCACCAGTAGCAAGAGGGAACACTTCGTAATGAGGTACGATTTGTGTCCAGTCCGCCGGGTCTGTACGAATAGTTATCTTATCGTTTGCATCAATAAGTGATAGCGCCACAGTCCAGCTAAGACCACGCCAATTATAAGTCCCACTATCGACGGTACTAATATGCGTACCATTAAGATAGAAAGAAACTTGTATAAGGCCATCGCCCGTAGTTTCGCCAGGGATAACTTCATCAATAACACACCCGAGTACATCTGTATCATCCCAACCTGCACCAGTCATAGGATGACTAGCAAAGTCAGCAGTAGGTATATCAACAGACTCATCTGATAGAACGTCAAAGGTAACGGCTTCGGCTCCTGAAGCTGAAGTGCTGTTCAGGAAGAACATGCTTCCAACGGGGCGAGAACTCTCTAGCGAGTCTGTATCATCAGCTCGTAGTTCTGGCACTAAACCGAAGTGCATCTTACCTGTGAAGGGATTAGTAGCATCTAGTACATCTGCAACTACTTCGAAATAATATCGTTTGTAGTTATACTTAAAGCTTTGATTAAGTTGTGTAGATAAGGCAACAACTCCAGACGTTTTCTCAACGGTAAGGTCACCGTTACTGTACGTAAAGTTAGCTCCATTGATTGTACTGTCTAATGTAGCAAATGCCATTATGGTGCTTCTTGTCCTATATTTCTTCCAACTTGATAAAGATCATATGCTGCGGAGCTTCCCCACGAATGAAACGAGACAGGTTTATCCCATATAGCTAGAGCACTCATCCTTTTGATAGGCATTCCTGCATCTGTATTCTGTGTACCGTTAACATGCTCATCATCAATGTCAATACCGAATCCACCCTTTTGCCACAAGGCAACACCGAGTCCTTCTGGACCTGTGTTAATTTGATTTAGTATAATATGTTTACCATTAATACTAATACTATAACGATCAATCTGAAAGTCCCACCAGATCATATGCCAGTCATCATAAGGCATAACATCAGTTCTAATACCAGGATCTGAAGTATAAGTTACTATACTCTCACCAGAAAGTCGACTATTCAGAACAAGCGTATCTGCTGATTCATCATAAGAGAGTAAACCAAACCCACTCGTTGTGTTCGGGTCGGTTTGACGATAGCCCCAAAGAAAGGAATCTTCTGTCTCAGTCTGTGTCGGCCAGTATACCCAGAAGGCTACAATGCCTCCCATGTTAACATTACTGTTTGAACTGGCCATTGTACGAGGCATTCGATAAGGTAGAACAGCTCCAGCCCATTCATCTAAAGTAGATTCGAATGAGTGTGGTAGGTTATCACTTGGCCCGGCTGCTTGAAAGACAATCGCACCAGGCTTCGGATACATCCCGTGAGCACCAGACGCTTGATCAAACAGTATGTCGCCACTAGCCTCGTTACAAGGATAGTAAACATCTGGTCTATAGTAATTAAACAGGTGATTAGAGTAGACTGTATTGTCTACTCCAGCCGGAGTAGCAGAACCGCTCCCGCCAGCAGACGATAGGAAGGGAGTCAATGCTCCAGTCCTGTGATCTACGATAGCTGTGATCTCTCCACTCACAGTCGTAACTGTAAAGAGGATCTGTCTCAGATCAGCAGCGTCTTCACTGCCAGCCGTCTGCGCCTTAAGCACAGGGGTAGCCGTACCGTCAGCTCCTGCATCAATGAACACAGTGTTAACTGCATCATCGACTAGGGTAACTGTCGGGTCTATAAAGACAGTATCATTGTCATTGGTATTATAATCACCAGTCTTCATCCCAAAGGTGAGACCAGTAGTAGTCGCAGGGTTGTGCTGGAAGCTTCCTTCCATCTGCGTTTCAATGACAGTATCTGAAAGTTTAGTTACCAATTGCGAACCAATTCCAGTTGCCTGTGTAAGCCCCGCCTCTACCAGCGGGAATAATATCAAAGCCTGTTACGCTTCGTGCTGTCGTGTTTGCCCAACCATCCGAGTTAGCAGTACCTGCATCTTCCGGAGTTAGGAACACAGTGAACAGCGCATTCGGGAATGCTATTGCAAACGTCACAGGAGTAGGAGTGCCTGCACCTGCAATCACGCCCCACTTAAGGAGGAGTACACCGGTACCATCATCGAGGCTCGAAGCTCCGATAGTAGTAAGGGTGTTCGTGATAGTAGCTGCACTGGCATCACCAGTATCAACATAGTCCTTATCGATTAGCTCATCAGATGCTGTACCTACAGTGGCAAGGGCTACCTTACCGTCTGTACCTACAGTCATTCTAGCAATGTTATTGACAAGGATCTCTAGTGGGCTTGCATCAGTTGAGCCTACCTGCATCTTAGTCGCGTCGGTCTTAACAACACCGTCTGCGCCAGCAGTCGTAGCTACGGTCATTACTTCCGTAGTCAGCTTCTTCGCAATAAGAGTAATTAGATCGTCTACGGTAATCTCAGTAGAGCTGAGATCAATTACATCAGCACCGCCTACATTAACATCGATGTCACCACCAGAGCTAAGAATTTCAACATTCGTAGTTCCGAAGATCATTTCGCTGATAGCTGTGACTGGCGGTTGTGCCTTAGTTAGTGGCATTATTTATTCCTTTGAATCTTCCCACGCGATGGCTGGGTAATGTCTAACATCGGACTACCCGTAGCTTTCTTAGTAGGCTTCTGTGGATTAGTCGAGATAGCTTCAGAGATCATTCGCTTACCTTTCTTCGGGTTCACTGCTGAAACAGCAGAGATAGCAAACCTAGCTGCCATCCTTCCAGAACCGGTTGAAAGATTAAAAGTGCTTGACTCTCTTGTTCGTCTCGGACTAGCCATTATCGCGCAGTCGAACGCTTGTCTTTCTTACGCTTAGTGCTACGCTTATCTTTCTTACGCTTGGCCTTTTCTCTTTCTAGCCTACGCGCTTCAGCAGCCGCTTTACGTCGCTCTGCCTGTGTATGCTGTGGCATTATGGTGTACCTGTGATGTTTCTAATAACTATCCGCTCTCCGCCAACCATGGCTTCATCAAGCGTAATAGATGTAGTACTCGTCTCTGCATAGTCTGCAAAGTTTAGAGATTGCATGATCCCATCGATATGCACCAGTAGGTGGTTATCTCCAATGATGTACGTTGGTGCCGTGAAGACTGTTTGCCCGGCTGTAGCCGTAGCAGTCGTCTCAGGCAACGAAGCATTGATATTAGAGAAGACAGGAGTTGGGGAAAGGTCCCCGTAGATGAAGGTAACGTCTGTAGATGGGTCTAGTGCTTCAGAGAACGTAACTACTGTAGTATCCGTAACTGAATAAGACAAACCTGGTATCTGGAAGACACCGTTGATCATCACAGTCAATCCCAGGAATTCCTGGACACCGAATAGAACATTCAGGTCTGCTACGGTCCTACCAACGGTTAGCTGGGAACCAGTAGCTGTATTGAAGTTAAAAGTGATCGGATCGCCAGTTGTCTGGCCTTGTCCCGATGATCCTGCCAATACGGTCTGTGCTATGCTAGTAGCTACTGCTGTAACCTGATTTAGGTTAACAGCATCCGTACCTTGGACGCCTTCAGAGAAATTTAGACCTCGGTTGC